CATTCCTTACGCAAGATGAGGGAATCCGTCAGAACCTGGCCTCTAGAGGAGTGCTACTGCGGGAACACCATACTGGATCCAACAAGTGGGACTCAGGCTTCGGTGTTGCATCAATGTCAACTTTGTTCGGGACCAAGCAACACGACGGTAAGCACCACAGAGACAACCTTATTCACTTACCTTCTGACCAAACTGAAAACATTAAGGCGCTCATCGAGCAACTAATTACCTGGTCGCCTACTACTAAGGGTAAGACCGATATGGTGATGGCACTGTGGTTCTGTGAGATCCGCGCACGCGAGATGCTCAACCAAGGTATGCACAAGACACATCATATGAAGAATCCATTCCTGTCTCGTAGTGAGATAGGCAAACGAACAGTTATCAACATAGATGAACTGCTCGCAGAAAAAGATCGTACGTTCATCTAACAAGGAGATAACAATGGTAGCACCATTAGTAGGACTAGCAGTAGGTGCAGCAGCACGTGCTGTAGCAAAGAAGGCTGCAACTAGCGCTGTTAAAAAGGCTGCTGCAGCAAAGCGTACAAAAATTATGGCTGATGCTGCAAAAAAAGCAGAAGCAAATAAGATTGCAAAAACTATTGCTAAGAAGCCTGAGTCATCCGTTAAAGTAGTTAAAGCACGCGGCAAGTCGTACAATAAAGTTGCAAATCAAAAAGAAGCAGAGCGCTTAGCACGCACATCAAGACCTAAGACGGCATCATCTAAAGATTTGCGTGGCACTGCTAAGCAAGATTACGAAGTAGCAAAGGTTAAAGTTAGCGATAATGTAACTGCTCGAGTTCCAGCAAAATCTAATTATGAGTTTGCTAAAGATATGAGCCGATTTGGTAAAATCCAAAAGCAAAATGCTGGCCCATTAAAGCCAACAAAGGCAGAAGCAAAAGCAAATGCTCGCGCTTTGAAGTCTGCAAATAAAGGAACTAAGAAGATGGAAAATGTTCCAAAGGATGTCTCTGATCGTTTCAATGCTACTGTAAAAAGATTAGCAGCAGAAGAAGCCAAGAAGAAGGGTAAGAAGTAATGCCAAATCCAAATATGAAGAAGCCTGTGGCTAAAGGTTCAGTTGCAAAGACTTTTGATCCTAAGAAGTTAAAGCCAAAGATGACTGCACAAGATGCAGCAATGCTTAAGATTCTCAAAAAGAAATACGGCACAGACGTATACAAGGGATAAGGACTTAAATTGTTATCAACTAAAGAGGTAGTAGCCAAGGTTAATCGCCTACAGACGCGCTACTCCGCACGTGACCAGAGAATGCGTGATGTGCTCTCTGTACGTCAGGGAGACATTAGCAAGGTTTACCCTGCAATGTTTTCAGAGGAATACCCAAAGCCTCTAGTTGCTAACTTCATTGACGTAGCAGCACGTGACCTTGCAGAAGCAATGGCACCGCTACCATCATTTAACTGCGCTGCAACCAATATGGTTTCAGACTCAGCACGCAAAGCAGCAGACACACGTACTCGTATTGTCAACCATTACATCAGTGCATCTGAACTACAAATTCAAATGTATACTGGTGCTGACTGGTTTAATACTTACGGTATGTTGCCAGGTATGGTGGAGATGGACTATGAAACCAATAATCCGAGAATACGTTTGCTTAATCCTTTTGGTACTTATCCTGAGATTGATAGATTTGGTCGTACCGTCTCGCTCACGCAGGTAATGGCATCTGATGCTGAGACACTTGCAATGCAGTACCCAGAGTTCTATGACCAGATTATGCCAAAGAATGTTTATTCTCCTGGCTCACCTTATGTCTCACTAGTTCGCTACCACGACAAAGACCAAGATCTAATCTTTATCCCAGAGCGTAAGAACCTAGTACTCTCAAACATTCCAAACCCTATTGGTAAGTGTATGGCATACGTTGCTATGCGCTCATCTATTGACGGTGAAGCACGTGGACAGTTTGATGATGTTCTATCAGTTCAACTTGCTCGTGCTCGCTTTGCAGTATTGCAGATTCAAGCAGCAGAAAAGTCTATCCAAGCACCTATTGCTATCCCACAGGATGTGCAAGAGTTGGCTCTTGGTCCAGATGCAATTATGCGTTCTGCTAATCCACAAGGTATCCGTCGTGTTCCATTGGAACTACCACCTGGAGTCTTTACAGAGTCAGGTGTATTAGAGCGTGAACTACGTTTAGGTTCTCGTTACCCAGAGGTTCGCTCAGGTAACATTGATGCATCTATCGTTACAGGTCGCGGTGTACAAGCACTACAAGCAGGCTTTGATACACAGATCAAGTCAGCACAAGCACAGTTTGCTCGTATGTTTACAGACCTTGCTTCTCTTTGCTTTGAAGTAGATGAGAAGATCTTTGGTTCTATGCAAAAAGAAATCAAGGGTGTAGACGACGGTACTCCATTCAATATGAAGTACATCCCATCAAAGCAGATTGATGGTAACTACGGTGTAGATGTTCGCTACGGCATTATGTCTGGTATGGATCCAAACCGTGCCATCATTGCTTTACTACAAATGCGTTCAGACAAACTCGTATCTCGTGACTATGTACGTCGTGAGATTCCAATGGAGTTAAACGTAACGCAGGAGGAACAACGTGTTGATATCGAAGAAATGCGCGATTCTTTGCGGGTGGCTGTTGCTCAGTATGCTCAAGCCATTCCAGCCCTTGCAGCGCAAGGTCAGGATCCTTCGCAAATCATTACGCGTATCGCAGAAGTTATCCAAGGTCGTCAAAAAGGACTTCAACTAGAAACTATTATTGGTAAGGCATTTGCGCCAGAACCAGCGCCAGAGATGCCAGTAGCACCAGAACTAATGCCAGGTGCACCTCAAGTTCCAGCAGCGGGAGCACTCCCTGCCCCTGCCTCGCAGCCAACTCCAGAACAACCAGGAGGCGCACCCGCTGCTGCTCAACGTCCAGATATAGGCCAACTACTAGCCGCCATTGGCGGGGCAGCATAAAGAGGGGGTGTAAATATGAACAAAGGATCACGTGCAGCAGCACCAATGTCAAAGCCAGTCGAGGGCAAGAAGGATACTTCTAAGCCAGCAGGTGGCAAGGTAGTACCATCAATGATGCCAGCAGGTCGTCGCGGCAACGCGGTGAAAAAGGGTTAATATAATTCTAATGAAAGGTACTGGGCGTGGAAAATAATAACAATGATGTTCCGCGTCCAGTACACTTCGCTGATTTTTTAGTTACCCTTTCAGGATTTGCACACAACATTGCATCATCTGTATCTACATTTACAGAAGAGATAATGGAAATAGCAATCTACAACGCTAATAGAAACTCCAAAGTCAATAAGGCTTGGGAGCAATTTACAAATGATTTAGAAAAGATACAGGAGGAAACCGATGGTAGATAACCCAATCAGGGGCGTATCAGGTCCTGGCAAATTCTCCGTTCGTACAGATTTACCAGCATCACAAAATTACGGTGACCGTAAGGCTATGGCAGAACAAATAGCAGGAGCACCTACCGCTAGAACAGCAGATGTTCGCGGATTACCTACAGGTCAAGTTCAGGCTGCAGCACAGGCTGCGCCACAACCACCTATTACAGAATTATATGCACCAACACAACGTCCAGATGAACCAATTACATCAGGTGTTGCAGTAGGACCAGGACCTGGACCAGAGGTAATGGGCTATGCAGGTCAGTCAGAAAAACTATCTGACATTCTTTCTCAAATGCTTCCATACGATACAGACGGTGAAATCGCAATCCTTTATCAGCAAGCCGTATCCAGAGGTCTATAATGGCAGAAACGCCAAAGAACTCTAACTTATCGCAGGCTGCATTTCGTGCAGGTCTTAATCCGTCACAGACTCGTCAGATTGATGGTCTTGCATCAGCGCTATCTACACACCAGCGCTTATCGGATTTACCTAAGCAGTACGCAGAAGAAGAATTTAACAAGTTACCTAACAACAAGAAGCAATCTCTTGTAGCGATGACTGGTACCAGTAAGCCTGATGATGATCCTAACCGTTCGTGGTTAGAGTCAGGTGCTCACTACGCATTCACTCCTTTCAAGGTAGCAGCAAAGACTTTGTTTGATGCACTCGATTATGCATCCGATACTATGACTCGCGTCTATCGTACTGGTGCAATTGCTGCAAATGAGAACATTAACTTTGGTGATGCCTGGGGCAAAGCAGGTCGTGATGGTGAGAACGTATTCATCCAGGACCGCATTAACACTGCAGTATCTCGTTATGGCTCAGCACGTGTAAACGTAGCCAAGCGTATTGCTGCAGGTGTTGCTCCAGAAATTATCTTTGCAGAAGCGCAGAACGAAGAAGAAAAGCGCATTGCAGCAGAAGCACAGCAAAGCGAAACAGGCGACATTATGGATCCGCTACTTCGTGATGCTGTAGCAGAAGTAAACGCTGCTAAGTATTCTCCAGGTCGTCAGATTGCAAACCTATTTTTAACTAAAGACTTAGAGGGTAAAGGTCCACTATATTCTTGGATCTCAGGTTCAGTAGATGCAACCTACCGTTTGTTTATGGATCCAACACTTGCGCTAGGCAAGGCACGCAAGATTTATCTTGGTGGATCACAGGCTCTTAAAATTACTGGCAAGTATGCAGCAACTGCAAAACTTGGTAGCGCTGAAAAGGTATCTAAGTATTTTGATACTACAGATGTCTTTGGTACAAAGAATGTACAGAATCTATGGACAGATTACACAGATCGTTTTACTAAGTATGTTGCTGCAAAAAACTCTGAAAACACAGCAGACATTGTTGCAGCACGTACTGCACTTAATGACCTTGCACCAGAACTACAAGATGACTTTATTCTTTCCTTCAAGTCTTTTGGCGAAAAGGAGTTCGGTGGTAAGTGGGATCTAGATACTGCTAAGGCTTATCTATCAGATGCCTCAAAGGTTGAGTCTATGCTCTACGGTCAGGCTGGTGCTCGTATCAAGTTGGCACCACGTATGACACCTGCACGCAAGGCACGAGTACTTGCGCTAACTACAGGACGACGTGTATTTGATTTAGATAAGGACTCTCGCGCTCTTATCGAGACAATGGAATTAACAGATGATGCAGCATTGCTTCAGGCTGTTGTAGGTACTGAGACATTATCTCCAGTAGAAGCAAGCGCTTCATTTGCTGCCGATATCATTAAGAGCCGTCAAGCCATTAAGAAGTTTACTCCAGAGTACTTCGCTAATCGTATTGATCGTATTAAAGCCAAGTTCACACCTATTGCTTCCCTTATAGATGATGAAGCCTTTGACCACTCTTCAAAGACAGCGCCACAAGATTTCTTCCGTTACTCACGTATGGCACTAGGTTCATATCACGCTAAAGCATTTACTGAGATCTATGCATCAGCAGAGTTAGGCCAACGCAAGGCAATGATGAAGGGTATCCAATTAACAGTTGGAAACCTTATTGGATTAGACAAGACTGAGGGTGGACGCAAGTTGCTCAAGGCTATGTCAGATGACGCCTATGCAGGTGTTGCATACTCAGCACGTGGCGCAGATGGTGCTGTTCCTTCAGTAGTTAACGGTATCGATAGTGCGCTATATCCTGCACAGACATCTAACCTATCTCGCGTTATTGGTCTTCGTGATATGCAACGCTTTGCAGGTCGTGAGAGTTTCTTTAGCAGAGTCTTAGGTGTTCAGTACAGCGCTGGTGCAGATGGCGTAATTGATGCTTGGACATTTGGAACTATTGCTGGTCCTCGTTTCCCATTACGTAACGCTATTGAAGATTACACAATGGGTATTCTTAATGGTCAGTCTATTCTTAGAACTGCACAAGCACGTCGCACAGCAACTAAGGTTCGCTTAGGATCTGGACAAGATCTGGGTATGATTAACCGTGTCATCAAGCGCAAGGATCAGGAATACTTCAAGACTCGCCTTGCTGCAGTTGAAGGTCAATCAGGTGCTATTGATGAACTTGTTAAAAAGGGTATTCTAAAAGAAGAAGACAAGATACTTTATCGCACACTAACAGACCAGCAAAAGGTAACTCAACGCCGTATTATTATGGCAGAGGCTTTTATGAAAGACAAGATTGACGATGTTACTAACGCTGATATCTTAGAAAAGGTACCAAGTCATATCAAAGACTTTGTTAAGTTTGGTAACCTAAACTCTTTATTGCGTGGAGCAGGTGAAGGTGCATCTAATGCAATCAATGGACTTAACGCTTCTTCACGTGCGATAGCAACTGCAGATCGTAATGGCAAGACGATAGCACTTTCCTTCAATGACACTGCAATGCGTCCAATTAGTGGAAGCCCAATCGTACAAAGATCTCTCATTGATGACCAAGGCAAACTTGCCTGGGGTTGGAACATCCTTATCCGTGGAACTGATGATGTTGGTCAACGCGGTATTCAACTCTTTGACGATAAGATCACACAAGAAGATTTTGTAAAAGAACTAGCACCATACATTGATTCACTTGGTGATGGACTAAAGTCTGACCTTATCCGATACTCAGATCCAAATTACACATCACAGCAACACGCTGCAGCAATCTATAAAGACTTAAAGAATCTCTTTAGTCGTCAAGATGGTCAGTCTGTTAATATGGAATTACTAGGTAAGATCCGTAAGGTTGATGAAAATGGCAAGGCATTCATTGACTTAGAAGACTTTAACCTAGAAGATCTCCCAACAAACATTGAAGATTTGCCAGCATCTATTGCAGGTCCACAGTTTATCCCAGTAATGGAAAGTAAGAACATCTTTACTGACCTATCTAAGCGTGGATGGACCTGGATGGGTGAGTCAAACGCACGTTTCTCACGTGAACCATTGGTCGTTAACGCTGCAGTTCGCTACTATGATCAGTTAAACGCACCTGGTAGTTACGCAGAAGACTTAATTAACCAGTACACCAAGGGAATTACAGACCCTGCAGCACGTGCAGCAGCAACAGATGCTGCAAAGTCACAGGTTGTACGCATATCTGAGGAACTTGCACTGGAATCTACGCTTGCATTTGTGGATAACCCTGCACTTCGCACACAATTAGCGTGGTCTGCACGTAACTTTGCTCGTTTCTACCGTGCAACTGAGGACTTCTATCGTCGTTTGTACCGTACTGCTAAGTATAACCCAGAGGCTATACAGAAAGCAGCACTAACCTACGAAGGTGTAACACATTCTGGCTTTGTACAGAAGGATGACCAGGGCGAAGCGTACTTTATCTACCCTGGATTGGCTCCAGTGTACGGTGCAATGAAGAAAGCACTAGATGTATTTGGTCTTGGAGATAACTTTGTAGCACCAATGCCACTAGAGTTTAGCGGAAAGTTAAAGATGCTCACACCATCTTTCGATCCTGAGTCTTGGGCACCAACATTCTCTGGTCCATTAGCAGCAGTTCCAATGAAACTGGTTTATTCTCTAGTTCCATCACTTTCTCAATCAGAGAATGCAATTATGTCTCGTATTGGTAAGGAACTTGGTTCAGTACAACGTGCAACTCTTGGACCTATTGGTGAAGATCAAGGTCTTATTTCTGCAATGATGCCAGCCCACGTTAATAGAGCACTTGCTGCTATGAACAAAGATGAACGTGAGTCTCAGTATGCATCAGCATTTCGTAAGGCTGTTACATACCTAGAAGCAGCAGGTAAGACACCAGGTGCTGACGCATCTCCAGGTGAAACAAAGGCATATCAAGAGGCATTAGAGGCAACAGTGCATAGCATTATTGCGGTTCGCTTTGTTGGTGGTTTCTTTGCTCCAGCAAGCCCAACTGTGTCACTTAAATCAGATATGGCTGAGTGGGCACGAGATAACGGTAACGTTAACTTCAAGCAAACCTGGAATAAGTTAATTAACAAGTATGCTGAGCAGGGATCTGAGGATCCATATGGTGAGGCTATGGCAGATTGGGTGAAGTACTTCCCTAATCAGATTCCATTTACTGTTAATGAGTCAGATCCACAGGTATTACCATACTTCCAGTCCAGCAATGCAGCATCAAAGTGGGTAGAAGATAACCGTGCTTTGGTCAAGAGATATCCACAGGGTTCAGCGTTCTTGATTCCAAACACTGGTGAGTTTACCTACGATGCCTACCAGACATTGATGAATAACGGCTATCGCCAGAAGAAGTTAATTGGTGATTACCTAAAAGAGGTATCAGTAGCCAAGGATGAGCAGGTTTACTACACACAAAAGGCTGTTCGTGATGAGGCACTTGCTGGAGTAGTCAGTGATCGTCAACGTAAGATTATCAGCGATAACTGGCAATCCTGGTCTAAAGAGTTTCTGGCAGCACGTCCATTACTTCGTATGGAGTTTGCTAGTTCAGCAGAAAACACCATTAAGCGTGAGGCAGCATTTGCGGATTTACGTGAAATGATTACAGAACCAAACCTTACTGGACCTACTATCGAACGTTTGCGTGAGATGGTACGTGAGTATGATGAGTACGAAGTACTCGTAACTACTCAGTACAATTCAAACTCAGACCGTGATATTAGAGTGCGTAAGTCTTACAAAGAATCATTACAACTACGCTTACAGGAAATTGCAGCAGGAGATCCTAATGCAATATCCACATACAGTGTTCTATTTAGTAGATTGATTGGTGAATAATGGCTAGTCCTTATGAGGCGTTTGACCCTCAAAAACTACCCAAAGATGTCTTTATCTCCAGTGGTACAGCATCAAATGTAAAGAAGTATGAAGGTTCAAACCTTGTCAATCTTTACAACAACAACATCACAGGCGCCAATCAAAATACACTTATTGAGAACTTTGAAAAGTTTAGTCCTGACTATCGCAAGGCTATTGCACAGAAGTTAAAGGCTGCTGGCTATTACCGTGGTGATGTTACTGGTAAGCCAACCCTTAAACTGCAAGAGGCATTCTTTAATGCCTATGAAGATCTTGATTTCTATAACCGTCAAAGACTTACTGCATTTGCTGGTGATCCGACCCAAGCATACAATGTTCAGTTAGACGATCTTGATACATTCCTTTCTAAGCAAGATACAAGCGGTGAAGGTGGTGGATCTGAAAAGATTACCAAGATCCAGCAACAGAGAAACCTTAGCCCAGATAGTATCGAAGCAAGTATTGACAAGGTGTTCCGCGACCTAACGGGCAGTGGTGCTACTAAGGCACAGATTGCTAAGTATACAAAGAACATCCAGAAGCAGTTGGCTGATCCAAAGAACTTTGCACAGACAGAGTATAAGGCTATGGGTGGTGGAGTACAGCGCCAGATTGTGACTGAGGCTGCCTTTGATCCAGAAGCATTCCTTATCGAAGAAGTATCTAAGGGTGATCCTGCTAAGGCAAGTAGCGTTATGGGATTCTATGAAGCATTCAACAAGTTTATTGGGAGGGGCTAATGGCTAATCCAGTCACCGCTAGATTAAAAGCAGTCAGCGACCAATACAGCAATAAAGTAAAAAGAATTAAAGAACTTGAGGCAAAGAAGAAGAAGCCTTTTGCAACCGATGCTGAAGTTAAGTTAGCAAATCAAGAGATCAATCAACTTACCGCTGATGCTGAAAAAGACTTCAAAGAACTTGCTAAGTTACAGAAGTTAGAAAAGACAGCAAAAGATTACAACAATCTTCAAACCAAAATAAGAGAAAAGCAGATAGCAATTGCTAAGGCTGAGGCTCGCGGAGAAGACACAACCCAACTAAAGTCCGATCAAAAAGATTTGACCGATAGTTTTAATGCCATTGCGCCAAAGGTTGAGGAAGCATTTCCTGATATCAAGGTAAAGCCTGCAGCAGCAGCAGCAAAGCCTGGACCAATGGGTAATGTACAGATGACTACTGGTACTACTGTTGCTGAAACTACTGCATCTAAAGCAGGAGCAGTTAAAAGAGAAACAAAACCAAAAGTTGTTGTGGAAGATATTCCTAGCACTGGAGATGCAGTTGCACTAGCCAAGAAAGAGGCAGCAAGGACTAAAAAACTTGGCGCTGTTTCTAAGGAAGGCGTTGTTGCATCAGACTATGCTCAGCGTAATGCTGGTATAGCAACCGCCCCTAAGACTCCAACTGGTACTAAGACTGCTACTGGTGCTGAAGATATCAATGCTATCTATGCTCTTGCTAGGTCTAAGTACGGCAACGTAGATTCTATCTTCTTATATGACGATGAACTTAAGAAACTTCTTATTGAAGCCGTTAAGGATCCAGCCACTTCTGAAGATGATATGGAACCTGACGAATTTATTCGTCGTGTAGCAGCATCTGACTGGGCTATTCGCAATGCTACTACATACGCAAAGCGCGATGCAGAACGTAGACAATATACAGAAACTCTTGATAAGTATAACCAGCAGTTAGAACTTGCTGATACACAGCAAAAGAAAGACGAGATTCTTGCAAAGATTGGTCAGTTAAAGACTACATCTTCTTATGCTCGTGGTCTTGCTTCTGCTAAGGCATTCATCGAAGCAACTGCGTCAGGCCTTACTGGAACTATGTCGCCAGAACGCCTTGACGCTTTTGTTAAGCGTATGTATGACTCAGCCAATGACAAAGATCCAAACATTATCAATCGTGAATTGGCAGCACTTATCTCGTATAAGCCTGGTATGCAACTAGGTGGTTCGATAGGTGGAGATTTAACGGTATTGCGTGCAACAGCACGTTCTAATGGCTTTGACCTAGACACATCATTTGGTTCTAGTATAAATGACTGGCTGCAGCGTCTTGCCAAGGGTGAGTCTATTGAGACATTCAAGAACACTATCCGTGGTGCTGCTAAGTTAGGTCTACCAGATAAGGTAGCGAACTTATTAGACCAAGGTCTAGACCTGAAAGATATCTATGCACCATACCGAAACGTTATGGCATCTGTGCTAGAAGTAGCACCTGATTCTATCGGTCTTGATGACAAGACATTGCGTATGGCTATCGGTCCAGAAAAGGAAATGTCTATCTATGATTTCCAACGTCAACTCCGTAAGGATGCACGCTGGCAGTACACAAACAATGCACGAGAAGAAGCATCAGATTCAGTACTTAAAGTCCTTCGTGACTTTGGATTTCAGGGGTAATAATGTTTAACTTTAATCCAGATGTAATGCAACTTGATGATGGCGCTACTGGCGTTCGTCGTGTTGCTGGTACGCCTAATCCTCCAGTTTCAGAAGAAGAACTTGCAAAAATAATGGCAGAAGAAAATGCCAAGTACGACCCAGTAACAGGTATGCCATTAGACCTTTTGGAAAGTGATATTCCAGAAGTTCGTCAATCTTTTACTAAAGCGGGATTTACACCTGGTCCTTATCCAAAAGAATTTGAAGCATTCTTTGGTGCGGCAGATCCTAATATGCTTGGCTATAAAATTGTTACCAATGAAGATGGAAGCCAACAATTAGAAATTCAAACAGGACCTAATTCAAGTTCAACATATGGAGCAGCAATTACTGTTGGTCCAGATGGTAAGGTAACCCAATTTAAGGGACGTAGAAGTGATTCTGGTGATGGAGTTTATACAGCATCAGACGGAAAAAAATTTACAGATCAGCAAGCATATGTGGATTATGAGATAAGTCTTCGTGAGGCTAATAGTCAAGCAAAACTTATTGCAGATCAAAACAAAGCAGAGCGTAAGTCTGCCTACGATTTATTATATTCAGAGTTTAAGAACTATGGACTCGAAGCACTAGTAACACCACTGAAGTCTTTGATCGAAGAAGGCGTATCTCCATCAGAGTTTACACTTCGCCTACGTGAGACAGATGCCTACAAGAAGCGCTTTGCTGCTAACGCACAGCGTGTGGCTAAGGGTCTTCGTGCGCTATCTGAGGCTGAGTACATCGGTACTGAGGACCAGTATCAGGATGTAATGCGTCGCTACGGTATGCCTGAGTCCTACTATACAAAGGGTGATATGGGTATCCAAGCAGGCTTCGAGAAGTTCCTTGCTGGAGATGTATCTGCAGTAGAACTAGAAGACCGCATCCAGACAGCACAGAATCGTGTAGTTAATTCTAACCCAGAAGTTGCTAAGGCACTCAAGCAATTTTACCCAGGTATTTCTAACGGAGATATCTTGGCTTACGTACTAGATCCAGTCAACGCTATCGAACAGATTAAGCGTAAAGTAACTGCTGCTGAAATTGGCGGTGCTGCAATTCAATCTGGTCTTAACCTAGGAGAGAAGCCAGAAGATATTGCAAGATATGCTGCTCGTGCTTCTGAACTTGGTGCTGCTGGTATTACCAAGCAACAAGCACAACAGGGATTTGGAACTATTGCTGGTGGACTACAACGTGGTTCACAACTTGCATCTATCTATGGAGAAGATCCATATAGCCAAGCAATTGCAGAGACAGAAGTCTTTGGACTTGCTGGAAAAACAGAAGCAGAGAAGCAACGCAAAAAACTTACTGGACTAGAAAAGGCTACCTTCGGTGGTCAAACTGGTCTAACAACAGGAGCGCTATCCCAGGAACGTGCTGGCGCTTACTAAATAACAAGCCTGCCAATGGGACGACTGGTCCGTTGGAGTGAGACTAAAACCAGTAGCAAGAGCCACACCACTTTCCCCAAGGTGAATGTGAGGCTTGCGTCAATCTAATAAGAATGGGAGAAGGACCTATGTCCAATTATGACTACGAGGATGATGACTTCGATACGGACTCATCAGGCAATGACCTTGTAAAACAACTGCGTAAGGCTACTAAGCAAAAAGACAAGGAACTGGCTGAACTAAAAGCACAGTTTGAAAGTCTTAACAAAGCGCAAAGAGAACGAGCAATCAAAGATGCCCTCGCAAGTCGCGGGGTAAACAGCAAAATTGCTGCATTTATCCCACAGGATATAGACCCAACTGAAGAGTCTG